AGCTGTCATATCATCTCTAGTAACAGCTCCTTTGGGTGCTTTCATAGGAAAGCTAAACACTGCAGTTGAGTCAGGTCTATACTGTTCATCTTCTACTTGCACCCCTCTATCTTTTAAGAATTCATATATAGGGTCTTTCTTATCCATACGGATAGTTCTTATGTAATAGTCAGCATGCCTAGCATGTATGCCACTAGCACTATTAACAAGCTGAGAGACAGTCCCAGAAGGTTTAACACACGTAATACTTTTTGATCGTGGGATGTTAAGTTGGTCTGCGTATTTGTGATTGGTTCTTCTAGCATGATCTCGTAACCTCTCTAATAGTTTAGGGTCAGGTTTAGATGTTATCTTAGCATCCATAATACCTGTTAACGATACACCAAGTAAACGTTCTTCTATTGTATTTTCTTTCCATTCATTAGATATAAATTTAAAATTAGTTAAATTAGATTGTAATGTACCAAGTAATGTAGCTAATTTAATTTTATGTTTTAACGTGTCTTCTGTATCACCTTGTCGTACAACTACTTCTGTTAAATTACAGAACTGTTTATCACGTAGTATAATCTCACTACATGGATTTGTACCATAGTTTAAATCTTTAACTCTACCTTGTTTACTTGCTTGTACTTGTGCAGCAACTCTGTTAAATATACCACGTTCTCCTGACTTAGACTTAACTAAGGATACCCATTCGTCCATGAATGTTTCCATATCAGGTTTTTCTGTATAAGCAACTGAGTTATTAGCTAGTCCACGGTATGCAAAATCATTGTACCAGGCACCCATTTTAGCCTCTCTCATGCGTTTATCTGTAAGATTTGATAGTGAGATAAGGGCTGACCTTCTAACGCCTCCTACGACCACTATTTCGCCTACCATACATATAATATCATGTACTTCTAATGAGTTTAACTTGCGCCCTTTAGCGTGAATAAAGGATTCAATAACAAAATCAAACAACCGTTTAAGAGGTTCCGGTCCACTGGCTCTACCACCAAAGGTCTTGAGTCTAGCACCTGCTGGTCTGACCTGGGAGTAGTCAACAGTAGGTATATCACCTTCCCATAGGGATGATAAGAGTTTCTTAAATGCTTTCGCCCAACCGAGCTTGCTGTCACCAACAACGATAGTATCGTCAGACTTACTAATATCTTCTGGTATAACTGGTAGCTTATTAATTTCTTGTCTTTCACAACTAAATCCTACTCCTGTTCCGTTCATTAATATATATAAAGCCTCTGAAAAAGCTCGTTTATTATTAATAGCGAGGTAAGAACAATTGTAAGCCGCAATATTATCTCGTTCACAAGCTTCTCCTGCTGACATCATAAGTCGCATACTTGGCATTATTTCTAAATTAAGAACTGCTTCTCGTATCTCTTTAAACTCTTTATCAAGTCCTTTGTTCTTAGACTTGAGGTATTTAACCATTCTGTCTACTGTTTCTTCCCACGTTTCTCTTCTTTTAAGCTCAGGTATAAAACGTGCGTATCTACTTGATGCTATTACCGATTGGTAAATATCCAATTGCTATCTCCTATTCGTTATCTTGGTTAAATATATTGTCTGGTTCTAAATCTTCTGCGAGTAACTCTAACTTATCTTCTATCTTATCTTGGAACTTGTTAACTATATCTTCTGATGTAAGGTCAAGTACTTCTAATAATGTAGTCTCATCTAGTTGAATTAACTGGTCGCATACCTCTTGAAACGTAAGCATAGTGTTATGACCGACCTTTCTTCTTTTTATCAAACTGTTTATCATTAGGCTTAGAATTAAAAATCCTGTCCCAGTTATCTCTGTACTTATCATTGGGCACATTAGTCTTTAATTTTGCCCCAGTGATTTCGTAATCATTTGTATTGTTTGGTCCTGGCATTAGTTATCCTTTTTATATATGATATTTATATTCCAAATCTTCTGGAAGATAAATATATTCTTCTAACATACAACGTGTTGATGTTGCTTTAGGATGATTTTCTTTCACATGTTGATAGGCTTGAGTACAATTCTCAAAGTGCCCTATATACTTCCAATCACTTGGACCAATAGGAGTAAGTATTGTACTAATTACCATAACATAATAAATCATTTACTTTTCTCGTTTTTACAATAACCACTTAAATTATAATTACCCATACCAATTCTAGTAATACCACACCACCAGGCATTCTTATCCCAGATTTTAACAGGATCTCCACACTTATTACAAATTCGTTTAGCTTTTGGTTGCATTGTGTAACTCTTTTAATAATTCAAGATAATGAATACACTTATCTAAATCTTGTGTACCATTCTTATCTTTCCAACGGAGAAGATATTTAATAACATTACCTTCAATAAAAGGAATATTATTTTGTGTAATAAATTCAATAGGTTGTATCTTATACTTCATGTAATGATTACCACCTACTTGTTTTTTATTTGCTTTCATAATAGTATACCATAGTTTCCTTATAAAGTCAAGTTATTTTCTATACTTTCTTTTTAAGATAATGTAATGGTATAGCACACTCATCAAATGATCCATCAACTACATTATGTAACATATATAATCCTCTCCAATGTTGATTAGTTTGTTTAGATAAATAACCTTCTTCATGTAGATAACAACTACCACTAATAATAGCAGTCATTTGTTTACCTGTTGCATCTGTAGCATAAGCAATGTCATGTCCTTGCTGATGTCCTGCAACACAAGACATATGTTTCTTAGTTAGAAGTGCACGTGCAGAAGTAACTGGTCTACCCATGACTCCACTAGCGAAGTAGTGACTATAAGCCACACCGTCCACGCTGACAACATCAAGATAAGGATATACATCCCAACCGAAATCTTCATATTTTAAATCCTCTATAGATATTAAACCTTCTAGTTTTCTATCATACTCAATAGCTCTAGTAATTCTATCTTCATGATTACCAATAGTAAGTATCATTTTAGGTTTATATAATTTCTTTTTAGCTTTAGCCAATCGTTTGTTCAATTCTTTCATAGGAGATAACAAAGCTTCCATACCTTTTAATGATGCATTAATATCTGCTTTGTATGTTCTACCTTCAAAAGATTTTTTACCTACATCGTAGGAAGATAGACTAGGCATATCTGCAAAGTCACCAATCATTACAACTACATCTGGCTGCTTGTCTACAATATACTTACCTATCCATGTTAAATAAGATAAAGAAATCCCAGGCTTAACCTGGGTATCTCCTATTACTAAATGTTTTTTCATTAATGTGTTGTCTCCATTGGAAGATCTACTTCTTGCTCTGCAAATTCTTCTTCTGATGTTTTAATTATACCCTCACGCATGAGAGCTTTGATAGCATAAGATAACAGAAACTCTGTTTCTCGTTTGTCAACTTTAAAATCAAAGTCAACACTACCATCATCATTTTCTACTAAGTTTTTTATAATCATTAATCCAATCCTTTCTAAAGTCTAGCCACATGAACCCTTCTTTCTCAGCCCATTGCCAGTATGTTGTTTTACTACGTTTGGTTATCTTATTATCTGGATTCATAAATAAGAATATTATGGTGACTTCAGGATTACATTCTTTAAACCAAACCATTTTTTGTCTAGTAGCTAAGTCAAGTTTACCTTTTGCTTCTATGTATACATTCTTTGCCATCTTAAAATCAGGATTATATTTCCGTGACTTAATTGGCTGTATGTATTGTATTACATCAGGCTCATACTTAACTCTCGGAAAGTGTTGTTTAAGTAGTTTCCAAGCTTTAACTTCTAGTTTACTTTTGAATGTAGGCATTAAACCTATCCTCAAACACATCATCTTTAGATTGCATAATCCAAAGCACAGATGCATTCATCAAAAATTCTTCATCATTACTGTATGCATCACGGACCTTGTTAAACATCTTTTGATCCGTGTTACATCCAGCAAGTAAAGCTTTCGCTTTCTTTGGTCCAACCTTCTCGATACCTTTGATATTATCAGCAGAATCTCCCTTGAGACATTGTTCAAAGAAAAGACGTAGTCCTTCTATCTCACTTTGCTCTGTCCAAGTGTCAGGTTTAACCCAACCTTTACCTTTAATCTCCCATGAAAAATGTTTACCAGGTATCATAAGCATATCTTTATCTAAGGATACAATAACAGTATCATCTGTTTGATTGATACCCATAGCATCATCAGCTTCTAATCCTTCAGGTGCTAGTTCTGCACCCATACTTTCTAAAGCATACTGTCTTAATTCTTCTAGATGCTTAGGCTTAGGTGCAGTACGATTAGCCTTGTACTCTGGATAGATAGACTTACGGAAGTTAGTCTTACCAGATAAGAATGCACGATAGCTATCTGCTCCTGTTTTTTCTAACAACTGGTCTAACAATTCTTCAGCACGAGCAACTGCAATA